ATTGATTTTTACTTAAGCATAAAAATTTCTAGTATAAATATAGAAACAAAATGTCAACCAATTCTGATACTGAAACCGAAAATACATTGATAGAAAGTGAAGAGCTTGTACCTGAATCTACTCTTACTGAAGGTGATGAACCTATAAATGAAATCAAATTAGAATTGCAATTAGGCGATGTTATAGAATTAAAAAATCCAATCAATGACCAATTAAATGACAAAACATTTATTGTTGATTATATTGATTCAGAAAAAATGATATTGACTGATACAGAGTCATTAAATACAATTCGTCTTGGTATAACTCCTGATGGAATTATCGGTGACGGAAATATTACCTATATTGCAATTATTAGTCGTAATGATTCACGTAGTTATGCTGAGCAAAATGGTCTTTTGCCTGGAAAGTGGATTAATATTTATTTTGGCGGAGAATTCCCTGCTATTATAACAGGTGAGATTACTAATTTAGAAAATGATATGATTGAAATTAAAAGCATAGATGGTGATACATTATATTTAAATTTTGATTACAAGGGTTTACCAGAAGATTTACCTATTGAACTCATTGAAATTAGAGAGAAACCAGATATAGTGGAGCCTGTAGAGGAAGAAACTTCTGTAGAGGAAGAAACTTCTGTTGAGGAAGAAACTTCTGTAGAGGAAGAAATACCGGAGTTGGAACAAGAAAAGCGAGTTATAGGAGAAGAGCCTTTACAAATTGATGTACCAATCAAAAATGTCAGGGACCAATTGAGAGAATTTATTATTAAAGCGGATCAAATTGAATTTGGTCAAGAAGAATTAGGACCTATTGTTCAATATGTGGATGTTTCTACAAAGAACCAGCGTTATAGTTTAGAGACACAAGTAAGTGACTTATTGGATGAACTTCTCTCTACTATTCCAAGCACACAAAGAACTACAAGAGTGCTCAACAATATTCATATTATGATTGAAAGATTTAAACAATTACGTAATCGTTTCTCTCAATATGATAAGTATGGAAACGTAGAAACAGCTCTAGTAAAAGAAGCTTCTTATAAACCATTACTAGAGTATTTTACTAACTTTAATAAAAACTTGTATTGGGTTTTACCTGTTGTTAAAAATGTTAAAAAAGTATACGATGCTGAACATATTGATGAAGATAACAACGATATAGAAAATATAAGCTTGTTTTCAAATCTTTCAAATATGCACGAATTGATTGAAAATTATAAATCTAATAACTTGCCAGTAGACCAGAATAAGTATTCCGCATTATATTCGGAGTTAGAGTCATATTTGACACCTTTTGGTAATTTGTCTGAGGAGTCAATGAGTGATATATTGATTGAAAAAGCAGTGAATACAAATATAAATACAATTATTGATAATTTAACTGAAATGTATTCATCTATTTTCAGTAGTAATGCAGTGAGAAGCAGAAGATTTGTTATTTCTAAATACAACTTGGCAAATAGTAAATTAAATACAATAGATTCAACTGGTGGAAATTTTGTGACAATAAGAACAAATATTACAAATAATGATGTATTATCAATTAAATCGCTTGTGACGCTGCCTGAACCTACTATTCGTTTTTCCAAGATTAATTTACCTGGCACGAATATTTTGGACAAGGCAAGACTAAATCTTATATTTTTGGATTATTGGGAACTTTTAAAGAAGAAAACAAATGTAAATAATATTTTTATAGATAATTTGGAAACTGATATAGATTTCAATGAGCAAAATTTTGTGGACAATATCAAGAATTATATATTGAACTTGAATTATGAAGATATAAAAGGTATGACAAAGACTGAGATTTATGATAAATTTGTCAAACTGATTATTCCAAAAACAAAAGTTTTGTTTCAATTAATGAAAAAATATATTACTGGTAAGCTTTCTATTGTAGATGTTGTTTCTTATTTGGAGCCATTCTTAGTATATAGTGATGACCTAACCTATATGCAGTACACCGAAATTACAAAATTTATAGATCAAAAGATTTCCGAATATAATAAAAAATTTATTGAACGTTCTAGGTTATTTAATAAATTAGCATCTTTTAGATCAGACCAACCCATTTTTAGTATTACATATTCTATACTTGATATACTTGATAAAAATTTAAGATATGATGTATTTAATGAAGGGTATGGTCTTGATGATCCTGAAAAAACATTTACTAATTCAGAAATTTTGCGAAAATTAACAACAAAAGACTGCATCAAATTATATACTACTGCACTTTCATTACAAAATGCACCTCTCATGTTTCCAAGCGAGTTTTCTTCTCTCTTTGAAGAAGAGAAAAAGGATAAAGATGAAAAAAGAAAAGCCCAAGAAGAAGAGAAATGCCGCACCATTATTGTAGCCAAGTATTATGATTCTATTGCTGCTTTAGATGCAGACAATGATAAACTTATTTATTTTGACAAAAAATATGATAGGACGAATTATGGTTTACTGGAGTCAGATTATGGAAAGGAATTAATGTCTATGTCCTCTGAAGATTTAAAAGTGCATATTATGAAAGACCTTATGGAAAAAAAGAAAATGTCCGAATCAGATGCTGATTATTTATCAAATACTTTAATAGATGGACACAAAAGAGTAATAGAAGGTCAATATGCTATTTTGTATAAGGGTTATAGTGAGATTAGTTCAGACGAAGTAGATTTTTACGTGAGAAAAGGAAACAAATGGGTTCTAGATAAAGACGCAACTAGAGACAATATAAATTCAGATGAATCATCCGTATTATGCGATATACAAAAACAATGTATTAATGTTCCTGGTAAGATAGATGATAAATGTGAAAGTATGCAAACAAATGAGCTAGAATTGCAAACAAAATTATTAAAAGATGTTGTCAGCGAGTTTGATAATAAATATAAAATGACAAAAGAAGAGTTTCAAAAAAATATTAAAGAGCGTTTTGATTATTTTATGAGTATTATTTCAGCACTGAATAAGATTGAAACATCCAATATGTTAAAATATAACAATCAAAAATACAAATTAGGTGTAAATATAGAAGATACTATAAATACACAACCTGTTTCACCATATACACAAGTGTTGGGCTTGATATTGGGTCAATCTGATTTTGTTAAAAAACAACAAGATATTATCAAATTTACAGATTTGTATTTGAGAGAAGCTGATTTTTCATGGGTATTAGAAGACAAACATTGGTTATATTGTGTTAAAACAAATGTAAAATTAATGCCTGCATGGAAATACAATTTAGCAGATGCTTTTGTTATGGAAGGCCAGTATGGTTACATTGATTATTTGGAACAAGTGAAATCCAAGTTTGGTATTATGGATGAAGGAGGTGATTGGTGGTGCGATAAGTTCACTGGTTGGCCTATTTGTAAGGTGGATTTTGACTTGGAAGAGGGTTATGAAGTAAGTGGATTCAAGGCATCATCAAGAGCTATTATGGAGGCAGATGCAGGAAGTAAAATTATGTCTTCCACTGGTGAAAAATTGGTGCAATATACAACACCGGAAACAAAAATGATAAATAATATTGTCAATGCTTTAGGTGTTGCTATGGGTATAAACATGGAAATGCAAAAGGAGTTTATTATTAATGTAGTATTAGATGCCATTCAAAATACATTAGAGTCAGAAAATGATTATAAATTGAAAGTTAAAGAAATGGCAGAAAAGGGTAAAAAAATGCCATCTTACAAGGATTTTTATAACACCGCATTATTATATTATACACTTGGGTCATTTTTAATTGCTATTCAAACCTCTATGCCTTCTATTAAAACAAGAAAGACGCATCCAGGTTGTGTTCGTTCGTTTACTGGTTATCCATTTGAAGGGACCGGTGACTATAGTAGCGTAACTTATTTAGCTTGTGTTGCTTATGATATTAGGGAATCAGGAGAGCCATGGAATGTTTTAAAAGGAAAAAAACAAGAAATCATTAATACGAAGTTGAAAGCGGTAATCAATGATGTTTTATTGGCTATTCCAGATGTGAAAAGAAAAATGGAAGAAAAAACTGCTTATTTACTAACTAGTAATGCGGATGTTATACCTGAAGAGCATGATATTGCACGCTGGTTGCAATTTTTGCCGCCACTAGTTAACTTCAAGATGCGTCATTTGGTAAATGTATCGGAAGAGTTTAAAAAGTCGCTTATCAGTGAATTAAGAAATGGTTCTATTCATCAAAGAGAGAAAATATTAATGATTGACTCAAAAATGATACAATTCTCTCTTGCTATAGTGGAAAGAATTCAAGAAGTTGTAAAGAAGAATCAATTACTCTTACATTCATCTAATAATGAACCTTATTTGGAAAATGCTTGTTGTGAAAGCAAAGAAGGGGAAACTACTATTTCCTATTTTATAAATAAAGATTCGCGAATCAATGAATATAACCAAATTGTCACACAATTATCAAACATGATGGAGGATATTATTAGTTATTCTAAAAGCGGTATCTTTTTCAGCAATGCAAATACAAAAAATGTGTATCCATCCATTAACAAGGATTTCAGTGAAAAAACAATTTACTTAGCTTTTATTTACTTTTGTAAATTTAAATCTCTTATACCTATTCCAGAGGATTTACTTCCATTATGCACAGATAAGCCCATTTATGGTTTAATTAATCCTAGTGATTCGGTTGAACGTATTATTCAAAAATTGAAAGAAGATGGTCGCAACTATAAAAATGAACAATTTTTAAGAATGCTTCAAATCATTGGAAGAAATAATATTATTCATATACAATTTGGAAATGCAGAAGTATCATCTATTACAAAATTGATGAAATTATTGGAAGCACTGGATGACGAAAATGACGAGGTTGTTGAAAAATCATTGAGAGATTTAATTGTTAGAGCATTAGATACTTATGATTTAGCGACAAGTGAGTATACAAAGGAAGTTAAAGATTTAAATAATTATTTAATAAGAAACATTGAAGAAATGAAAGAGGAGATTATTGATTTTGTTCAGAAAAATTCTGGCTCCAAAGTTACAAATAGCTCTGTCAGAAAAATGGTAAAGGCTATTCAAAACTTATCTACATGGGTAGCAGACTCTTCTGAAAGTGAAAAAATATCCAATGATACTCTTTATAATGTAACAAATTTTTACAAGAATTTTATTTATAATTTTGTCAACATATTTCCAAATATTATTTTAAACAAGGTAAATTATGACGATATACACATTCCCAAATACTTTAAATTTTCAGATAGTCATGCATATAAACTTAAAAAATATATTAGTGAATATTATGAAAAATTAAAATCCTTTTATGGAACTGCTACACTAACAAATCTTCTTGGTAAAATACAAAATACTTCAAAAAATCTAGTTTTAATGGCGAATACAACACCTGCATTTAGCAGCATGAAGAATGGCGAAGAAACAATCAAACCGGTATTTGATGAGAGAACAAGTAGATTTCTATTTGAGTATTATTTATTACGTATATTCATTAATTATATTGAATTATCTGATGATGATGATATATTGGTAACAGAAGTTGTTCAAGAAATGGAAGTAAGTGATATATTTTCAGTGGAATATTTGGAAGATACTGAAACACTCGCCGATTTATCAATGTCAACATCTCGTCAGAAACAGACCACACTGGTAAGCGGAAATAAGAAAGAATTGAGACAACAAGTTGCTGAACTTTTTATTTGTTTTATAAATATTATGAATAATGAAAAGGATACAATAGATACATCATATGAAGAGATACAAGATAGAGTGTTTAAATTACGAGAAAGAGAGAAAGATTTGGTCACAGATAGATTAAAGAGAATGACTGATGAAGAGCGTAATGCGGACACCATTTTGAAGATTAATAAGTTAGGCATGTATAGCAAAGGAATGCAGAAAGGTCTTACAACTTTGGACAAGGATTTTTACGATGAAGAGCGCGATTTTAGAGATGAAATGACAAAAGCAGAGAGAAATATTAGAAGAAAAAATGCTGATGCAAATGACGAAAACATTGATATTTTAATGGAAGAATATATGGAACAAAATAATGTTGAACGTGGAATAGATGAGGAGGCTTATGATATGAGTTTTATGGGAGAGACATATTTTGACGGAAATACTGATGGTGTTGGAGCACCAGAAGAAGAATACGATGATTATGAAAATGAATACTAGAATATACAAATAAATGATGAAAAGATTTAGAGTATTCTTTATTGTAAGATTAATAAATTGTTTATAATTATAAAATTATAAAAAATTGTGTATATAAATATATAAGATGTCCAAAAATTATATTAGAGAAAATCCAACACTTATAGCAATTGTATTATTTATTGCTATTTATGGAGCTATAATAATCATGAAACCATCGTGTTTTTATAATAAAGACGGAAGCATTCGTGAATTTGGTGTTGGTTATAGGAATAAAACAATTCTACCCATGTGGCTTTTATCACTTGTTTTAGGAATTTTATGCTATTTAGCTGTGATTTATTATATAAATTATTCTAATAAGATTGTGTTTTAAATACATGTTATACCAATTTATAATTATATATATTTATATATTTATATTTATATAATGTGTGTCATTATTTATACAAAAATAAATGGAAAACAATTTTTAGTTAAAAATAGAGATCGCACTTATAATCCAAAAATAGAAATTATACATGAAATTATAAATGGTATGGAAGTAGTTTATATTAATGATTTGGTTACTGGTTGGAGAGAAGGCATGAATGAATTGGGTTTTGGATTAGTAAATTCTTCTTTGGTTACTTCTCATGACGATAATAAATCTTTGCAATCACAAATTAATAAAAATCCCAAATTATTGCATCATTATAGAACTAGAATTAAAGGAAATACAATTTTTAATATTTTAACTGATAGAGAGTTTGAAAAGAAAATATACGATTGTTTAAAACATGATAATTGTAGTAACATTGCCGAAGGTCATAATTTAATTGTAACAAAGCATGATGTTTTTCATGTAGAAAAATTTAAAGATAAAGATGTTAATGATTTTTTTATAAATAAATTAAATGATAATGCTAGCATTGTTTTTACAAATCATAGTATACATGGGAGCGGTGGATATAGAGAAGGGAATCCTGGATTGTCGTCTTTTTTGCGTAGAGAAATTGTTGAAAGTGAATTAAAACATAAGAAGATACATAGTATTGATGATTTGATGGATATATTAAATACAAATTACGTGAATATTGATCCGCGTTTTCATCCATATAGAGATGGGAATATTAGTAAAGCATTTAGCAAATATAAGAACGCAAAGTATGTTAGCACAAATGCTCAATTAATTTTTAATATGACAGATAAAATATTTAGTTATTTTCCTGATACTCATCATGATAAATATGTAAAATATATAAATAAACTACCAAATAATTATACACCTAAGATACAAGTGCATATTCATAATACACAAAAAAATATGATGAGGAAAAAAAGAATATTTACACAATCCTATTTAAATAAAATTTATAAACGTTTCCATTATAAAACGTCAAAAACAAAAAAAAATAAAAAAATACAACATCATACTAAGCGTCAAAATAATCGTAAAAAAATACATAATAAACAATTTACTAGAAAAAGAAATAAAGGTCATTATTAGTGTATTCAAGTATTTGTCTTTTCTCCTTTATCTAGTTCTTTCTTTTCTCCTTTATCTAGTTCTTTCTTTTCTCCTTTATCTAGTTCTTTCTTTTCTATTTTTGGTTTATCTTCAAAAAGTAATTTTGCCAATTGTAATTCCGATTCTTCCATTAGTTTTCTCTCTTCTATGCGTTTTAATTGCTCTTTTGTTTGAACATTTAAAACTACTTCATCGTTAATATCATCTAGCCATGAGTCTGCCATATTTTATTTATTATTTTATTTCTATATTTTTATAAAAAATATTATAGAGTATATATTTGGTCAGCTCCTATAGCTGCTTGTTTTTGTACTTCTTCTTGTTTTATGCTATATTTTGCAGCAGTTTCTTCCATAGTCTTTACACTTTTAATACACCCCCTTGTAGAAATATTCAATTGAACAATGGCTGTTACCAATAAGCCAGTATAAATATACCACATAGCTTCACCTACATTATCCTTTGTTACAACTAAATCAAATAATTGTTCTTGCATTTTCTTTGCTTCTTCATTGGTTTTACCATTGTTTTTATATTGTGGCTTCATAAGTGGTATTAATAATTTCCAAAAACCATCAAAATTATGTGGAGTCATTTGATTAATTAAAACCGAGTTATTTCCACAAATTTTAATAATAGCATCAGCAGCACTCTGCATTTGATTTTTGCCTTCTTCGTTTAGAGCATTATCTGTCTCTATTTTAGGTTGTACATCTGGAGATATTAATAACTCCGTTATGAGTTTATTAGCAGAACTAGATACCCAATAATATCCAATAACATCTGAAAATGCACTTTTGAATCCAGGATATATAGTTAAAACAACTATTAGTATTCCAAAAATAAGTGTCCATGGCACAAATGTTGTTAATCCAGCAACTCCTATATTATCCATGGTATTTCCTCCACATTTTGAACTAATCACATTCATATTTATCATTAATTGTATTATCATAACCACAATTAGATATGATGCTAAAAAAACATAACTTGTAGTTAAATATACTGGATAATCCTTTTCGTTTGTTAATATATCATAGGTTAATTTAGGTTTAAATATTAGATAATATATGTATGTTGTTAATAAAAATGCAACAATATTTGTATAAGAATTTGTAGTTGATTCAGCCATATAGATAATATGTATAAATTAATTTATAATTTTAACAATAATTAATATGAATTTCGATGACCTGTCTAAACCAAAACTTACTGAACCAGGAGTAAAGTATTTTTTGCATCAAACACTTAAACAATGTCACATTGCTCGTGATAATTTTCATAATATGGTCTTTAATATTGGTCTATTTATAGGATTTTTAATAATTTTAGGATTCATTTTGTTATATAAATACAAAGGTAAATTGTCGCCTGTTGAAGTAGCACAAAAAAATAAAGAGAAACAGCAATATATTTTATCAAAAATAAAAAATTTCCAAGAAGCAAAGCGTATAGCACATCAAGAATTGATTACTGGGTTACCTAATTGGGAGAATGAATATGATATTATACATTCTAAACCTACTTATTAAATGAGTATAATTTAATAATTAATTTATTCACTCATAATATATATGGAAACTCTACCTGATATAAAAGAAGCATTAAATGAATATTTTAAACTAAAAAACAAATACGAAACTCAAATAATGGCAAATAAAAAGAATATTTTAAACAAAACTTTTCTGAGCAAACGAGAGAAAAAAGAAGAATATAAAAAGCTTAAGCCAAAATGTATTAATTGTAAGAGACCAGGAGGAACATTATTTTCTAATATTTATGTGCCTGAAACTGATACAACGGAATCATATAGAGAGTTACGTGCAGTATGTGGTATTATATCTGACCCATGTAATTTAAATATTACTATACAATTGGCAAAAGTAGAATTAATGCCTTCTCTTTTAAAAAGTATGGAAGATGATATTAAATCATATAAAAATCAGATTATTGATCATAAAAATAAGCTATTATTTGGTTTTGTAAATACAGAAGAAGCTCTTGAAAATTTTGAGAATTTAAAAGAATATATTGGCAATATGACTTCTTTATATGAGCAATATCTAGAAAGTTATCATAAAATTGTTGATAATAATGAAAAACAAGAAGAATTAAACGAAGCCATTACCAATTCATATATAGAGATTGAAAAAATGAAGGATTGTATTGTTAAAATGAATGAAACGAATAATGTACAATATGCACGCGACGCAGTTACAATTTATACGACTACATTAATGCCTTTATTACATACAATTCGTGAATTAAAATACAATGAAACTCTTATTTGGCATAATGAATATACGAATACATGTAATTTAATACAAAATAAATATAGTATTGCAAATTTATCCTTTGCAAGCTCAAATGATAAGGTAATTGAGTTTAATGTCGGGTTATCGGCGGAACAAGAAGTATCTAGTAAAAAATCTAAAATTATTTTGGAATCAGAAACAGAAACAGAAACACCCACTTTAGAAGAATCTGGGATGATTCCTGAGCCTATATATGGTGATGGACTTGATGGAATTAAATGGAATATTCCTGAGTACGATATATTATGGTCTAATTTACCAACCCAATTAAGAAATGCTCTTGTTGCTGATAGAGAATGGATGCAAGATTTTATGTCTAGTTGCGTTGCTGCAAGAAAGGCTGGACAACCATGTAAATTTACTGGTCCAAAAAATCTAATTTTACCTCCTGCAATGGGCCCTGATGGTAAATACGATTTTGGGAATAACATATACAATCAAGCATTTGAAACTCTGCCTGAAAATGCGAAGGCTACTTATTTAACATTTTACAATGAAAAAGATGGCGTAACTAATTATAATATGCTAGCTAATGCAATGGATGAACTTGTTGCAAAGTTGGTGCAATTTAATAGGGGATATTTTTGAAAAAATGTATTATATATTTTAAATTTTATAAAATATATAAATATATAAATATATATAATGTTATTCAATTACATTTCTCTTCCTGCATTTTTGATTAGTTTTGCAATTGGTCTTTTATTTGTTTATATTTTAGGTCCAGAAATGAAAACTATTTATATATATCCTACTCCTGAAAATGTTGATAAAATTCTATTTAAAGACAAGGCAGACAATTGCTTTCAATTTGTAGAAGAAATTGTTGAGTGCCCTAAAGATAAAAGTAAGATTTCCGTTATCCCTATTCAGGCTTAAATAATATTATTGCTTGTAAAAAGAAACTCTCATAATAATATAATGGCAGTTAATCTTGGAAAATTTGTTCATACCGGAACGGGCAAAATTTTAATGTCTATTTTATTGGGTTTTGGATTAGCTTCTCTATTTAGAAAAATATGTAAAGATAGAGAATGTTTAATTTTTCATGCTCCATCTTTAGATGATTTTAAAGACAAGATTTATAAAAACGATTCAGGAAAATGTGTTAAATATAATCCTGTAGCTAGCAAATGTACTATGAATTCTAAAATAATTGATTTTGAATAATATTTGCGCGTAAATCATATAATTATTATATGATTGGTTTATAATAATTATGAGCGAATCAACCAGCATTTTAGATTTACCTACGGACCCAGTTGGCGGGGGAATAAACGCTAGTGGTGTTGGAATATCTTTGACTGCTACTGAAAATGGACAAACTTCATCTAATCAGCCATCTGGGTTTTCTTTAGATCAATCTACTATTAATCAAATTGTAAATGGGCTCCAACAAGCAAGCGTAAATGGTGCGACACAATTGCCTTCTAGAGATATACCTATGACGACAACAGGACATAGCAATGATCCTCAAGTGCGTCCAAATTATGTGCCACCTCCTCCTCAAAACTCCGATTATATTCAAAATTACGAACAAACTTCTGACATGATAAATACATATAATAAACAAATGCAAAATAGCAACTCATTAGACGATATGTATAATGAAATACAGACGCCATTATTGTTGGCAGTGCTTTATTTTTTGTTTCAATTGCCGTTTGTCAGAAAACTTTTATATACTTATATTCCTTTTCTATTTTCAAATGATGGAAATTTTAATATGAATGGTTATTTATTTACAAGTGTTTTATTTGGTCTGGTATTTTACTCACTAAATAAGCTATCTTGGTATTTCAATGCATTCTAGATAAATTATTGATAATATATATCTAAAACGTTTAAATATATATTGTTTTATTATGTAAAATAAATATGTTAAATTTATCATCTATATTCCATTCAACTTACAATGATATATCTAGAATGATTTTGTTTAATTTTTTAAAAACTGGTAATCCAGTATATGATGCAATTATTTCTACTATTGCTATTAGTTTATTTGGTTTTGTAGTTAATTATATATACGATTATGGAATACAACATGTTTTAAACAATTTTTCATTTGATGATTTAACTAGCTGGTTTTTAAAAAAAAATATGATTATTATTGAAGGAAGAAAAAGTTCTATAACATCTAATTATAGTCTAACAAATAGTGTAACTTCCATATATAGTAATCGTTTTAAGGCAATATGGGATTATATTATATCAAATATTGATACAAATAAAACGATATATGCAATAAAAGAATCTCATACTAACTTTCAATCATCTGAACAAATTGGTGATAACAAAAGAAAAAACCTTGATATTTTTATGGTGCATCAAAGAAAATATTTTAAAATAGATGAGGATATTTTTGTAAAAGCTGTAATAGAAAAAGAAGATGATCATGATGAAAAGGAAAAAGTCAAAACAAAGACTGATAGAATTATAATATATCTTTACTCTTACAAATATAATGTTAGTTATTTGAAAAAATATGTAGATGATATTACTGAAAAATATTTGGCATCTATTAAAGACAATAGAGTTAATAATAAATTTATTTATTTTTTAGATAAAGTAAAACCTTCTGACGACGAATCAAGTATAACTTGTTGGAGTGAGCATATTTTTGATAGTGCGCGAACATTTAATAATATGTTTTTTGATGGTAAAAAGGAATTATTAACTAAGATTGATTTTTTCTTGAAGAGTCGTGATTGGTATTATGAAAAAGGCATACCTTATTCATTAGGAATTGGACTATATGGGCCACCGGGTACAGGTAAAACATCTTTTGTTAAGGCGCTTGGCAATTATACGGGTCGTCATATTATAATAGTATCTTTAAAGTTGATTAAAACAAAAGCGCAATTAGAAAATTTCTTCTTTGAAAATAGATATAATGAAAATAATGAAAACAATAGTATTGGATTTGACAAAAAAATTATTGTATTTGAAGATATTGATTGTATAGGTGATATTGTTTTGGATCGAAGTAAAAAAAGTAAGTCTAATATTAAAGTTATAGAAAAAGAAAAAGAAAAGGTAAATATAAATGTAAATGATGTTATACAAACTATTTGTAAAATGAATGAAAGTACTACATCCAATATTACTTTATCTCAAGATCAGCTAATTACATTGGACGACATTTTGAATTTATGGGATGGTGTGCGTGAGACGCCGGGTAGAATTTTAGTTATTTCATCAAATCATTATGACAAATTGGATCCTGCTTTAGTTCGTCCAGGCAGAATAGATATTACACATGAACTTAGTAACGCATCACGAAATGTAATTTCTGAAATATATTTTCATTTGTTTGGAAAAAAAATAGCAGCCGCAACTTTGTCAAAAATTAAAGAGTATTTTTATTCTCCTGCAGAATTAATAAACCTATATGTGGCAACTGGTAGAGATGAAAATAATTTTATTAAGCGTTTATTACAAAACAAAAAATTGTAAATATAATAAAATAAACTCGTGAAATGGAAAAAAAAGATATTTTAAAAATCATTCATACATTAATTGAAGAACTACCAAATGAAATTACAAGTACAAAAAAAACCATGGAAATTGATTTAGTATTAGATGGTGGTGTATTTAATGGTAGTTATCTTATAGGTGCTCTTTATTTTTTGAAAGAAATGGAAAAGAAAGAGTTAATAAAAGTAAAAAGAATTTCTGGTTGCAGTATTGGCGCTTTAATAGGGTTTTTATATTTAATTGATGAATTAGAATATGTATCTGAATTATATGATATTTTTATAGAAAATTTTAAAAAAAACTATAATTTTGAAATTTATAAACATTTAAAAAAATACTTATCAAATAAAATACCTAATGACATATGTAGCAAAGTAAAAAATAAATTATTTATTAAATATAACAATATTCAAAGTGGTGCTCAAAAAGTAAAATGTAAATATAAAAATGAAAATGATATTTTCAATACAATTATTCGTTCTGGATTCTTTCCTTATTTAATTGATGGAAATATTGCACACGAAAACAAATACTTGGATGGTGTGAATCCATATTTTTTTAAAGAGAAACCAAATAGAAAAATACTTTTTTTGAATTTATCTGGACCAGATAAATTAACTTATATATTAAGCATTAAAAATGAAAAATCAAATTTATATCGTATTCTTTGCGGAATTTTAGATATACATATATTTTTTACAAAAAATAGCGAAACGTTTATGTGTAGTTATGTTCATGAATGGGGATATATAAGTAAATCACGATATTATTTTCGTTTTTTATTAGAGAAAAGTATATGTTTTATATCTTATTTTATAGTTTTAATTAAAAAATATATAGATCATCTATTATTGAATACAATTAGTTATAAAATTATCAATAATCTTCTATATAATAGTTTAATAACACTCATTAAAAAATATTGTTTATAAATTGATTCGTCCAATTTAAGGAGTATTTATATTATTTTATTTATATGGATTTTGTTGATATTACTGATTCGGCATTCTCTTTAGGTAGTTCTGCTACAAATAATGTTATAAATTCTGCAAATGAAATTATTTCTAATCAAATAAATTTGGTAACAGATTCTATCTCTGATTTAGTTCCTGATTTTGTCCCTGTTCCTGATTTTGTCCCTGTCCCTGATTTTGTCCCTGTCCCTGATCTAGTTCCTGATGTTGGATTGAGTGTGAATTCTATTCATATAGATGATGATAATTCTATCTTCATTTATATTGGTATTGGAGTTCTCTTTGTTTTAGCTAGTGTTTTTGCATTTAATTATTATAATAAAAATAAGCGTGTTAGATTTAATGAGTCTTCAAATGAAGTTTGCTATCCAGATTCAAATGTGACACATAATTGCAGAAGATCTGAATTTTAATAAATGTTAAACAATTTGGATTTTTTTTGTTTTTTAGATTTGGTTTTGTTTGATTTTTTGGTTTTCATTGTTGTTGTTTTTACTTTCATTGTTTTTGTTTTTGATTTCATTATAGTTTTTGATTTCATTATAGTTTTTGATTTCATTGTTGTTTTTGCATTTTTATCTAGTTTTCCTTTATTTTTATCATCAGGCTTATAATTAAAAAACCATTGTTGAAATTCTTCTTTTTCACCTTTTTCTTTCAATTCTTTGTATTTCTCTGATTTATGTGCTCTAATCTCTTCTAGTGTTTCTTGGTGACCATAACATGTTATACTAAATCGTCTCAATAAACCTTTTTGTTGTAATCTATTTCTTTGTTGAACATTATATAAGAATTTTGAAATACATAAAATACGCTCTAAAAATTCATTATAATAAGGTTTGTCTGCATATAAAAATGCCAAATAGAAGCTTAACATCGTATCAATTGTAGCGACCTTTACTTTTTGTCCCTTTATATTTAATACATTGTAGCTATGACATGCAATAGGTTTATATATAAAGGCTATTGTATCATTACCAATTTTTATTTCATAATGCATAGGAACTATTTCTCCAATGGGATCATGTTTAACTATTTTAGTATTATTTACTCCAATATCTTTGAGACGTTCCTTTACTATTTGCGCACTTGTTTCTGGGTCATTGGATAATACATCAAAGTCGGCAATTTTTTCTATATGCATTCTCATTTTTTTGGGCATATATTGTGAATAAAGAGACATTGCATATCCTCCAAAAAATACCACCCCTTGATTTACAAATGTGCTTCTTACATTTTCATATATTTCATCTTCATTTTCCTTATTTTCCATTTCTCTCTGATATTGTATTTTATCACAATTTATAGATGTTAATGGATAATTTTTATTTAATAAGGTGAGACGTTTTAGGACTTTTTCCCAGCGACTAATATCTCCAGCAGGTCTTGACAATTCTAAAAACATACCCATTCTTAAGAAATTTGGTGGCGCATATAGTATACCATTCACTCTTATAGCGTCCTTTTTCATAGAATTATAAATTGGTTTTGCAATATCCGTAATATCTGCAACAGGAATATAATTGACAAATACCTTATAGGTGCCCTTATGGACACCTGATTTAGCTTCTACATCCGTAAATCCAGCCTTATAATAAATATCGGCTAACTCTTTAGCATCTTCTAAAGCATGAATGGTATAAAAATCATAATCCGGAACTTCGGCTTCTTTGTTATAAAATTGGTCATCCGATGGCAAAATATTATTGATTGCAGTACCTCCATAACAAATAAGCCCTTTACGTTGAATAAAGTCCTCTACAATTTTTATGATTTTTTTGATTTCTTCTGAATTGACGACACGTTTACCCATCTTTTCTTCAGCTTTATCTACTGCCATACGCAATATTGCTAATTCACAATCCTCAAATGTTAAATCTTTACATACATTTTTATTTTTCATAGGGGTTCCTATATTATTGTTAGATAAATAAATCAAATAAATCAAATAAATAAGATAAATCAAATAAAATAAAAATTGATTTTATTTTATTAATAATTAAAGACATTACAATAAGGTAATGATGGATTCTACCGCAACATCAAGTTCTCAAAGTTTAGATGCAGACATTTTATTTGAGTTAGATAAATTACAAAAAGGAAGTTTTAAAAGAAGATTAACCAATGAACTAGTTGAGTTTTCCAAATCTGGATCATATATTCACGCAGAATATATAAATAATAACAAGAGTTATATTATTATTACGATTGTCCCTAAAGGCGATGAAAATATATATCATTTTGATATTGCCAATGATTATCCATTTGCCCCTCCATTAAAGTTTCGGATAAATTATAAAAGTTATAATCAATATTTAAAGATAGATTCCGTTAAAACATTGAATGAACTAAAGCTATACAATGGGTTGAATTGTTTGTGTTGTAACACGATATTTTGTGGAGGGAAATGGGGACCCACAATGAGATTAATTGATTTTATCAATGAATATAATCAAATGAAGAAATATCGTCGTGACATTATTTATCGCATACTTGTAAAAATAATAATTAACAAATATTTATATCCAGATCTTAATTTAATTCAGTGGTTAATTTAATTCAGTGGTTAATTTAATTCATTAGAAGCCTCTCTTTTGTATCTAGATATTCATAGTGTAATATTGATTGCCAAATGTACGTGTAGAATAAGAATATTCTGGGTTTTGTGGGGTTGGATTTGGAATAACAATAGGAACATGTCTTAGGATTTCTGGTTTCAAAACAAATGCAGAACCACCACGACTAAAAAAGTTATTATTTTCCATTAAATATTCATCTACATATTGATATCTCATTGCAGTCATTTGACATCCATAATTTCTACACAACATAGCACTAGGGTTTGGTGGATTAGCATCTTTATCGGGAAAAACAATTGTCATTCCTGTTTTATTGAATTCTGTGAGTTCATTTACATCTGGGCTATTTTTTATATTATAATAAGTTAACCCCCTCATAAATATAGAATTACTTGTCATGTTTACATATTCAAGTAACTCAGTACATTCTAAAAATGACGTATTTGAGCGGTCAATAATTAAAATAATTTTTCCAATAAATGTTACCAATGGTAAGTCTCCTAAATTTTTTCCATTTTTTTCGTAACTATAATCAATACCTAACATTTTGTGATAATTAGAAAATATATTTGCTAAATTTTTAAACATCTCTTGATTTGTGCTCTTTAATCTTAAATGAATAATAATTGGATCTGTTGGGTTTGGACACGTGCCATCTGCAAATGCATAAGAATTAATTACTTCCATGACATCTTTAAAAGGAACAGAATTAAACGTTTCTTTAACATAATAACTATCCTGAATACTTGTAGCTACTACTGGTTGATTATCTATTGAATATATTTCAAAATCTAAACATCTTACACCTTGTTTAATAATTGATTTTAAAATGCAAGTGTCAACATAATTATTTTTGTATCCGCCACCAGAACATGCATTATATGCACTACTAATATAATAATCAAAAAGTTTATAAGCATATTCTGGGTTATTCTTTGATATAGGAGCTATATACCCATTGACATCAGGAAATAATGTATTTATGCTATCACAATTTTTTGATTTTAATACAGAAAGATAAGACATATAACCAAAATATATGATAGCAATGAGTATTATTATTCCAAATATTAAATATGTCTGAAATTCTTCGTCTAAACTGGCTATTTTTGTCTTAAATTCTGCATAAATATTTGTTGCTGTTTGTGCTATTTGAGGCATTTCTGTTGTTGCTTGTGAAATTGTAGGAGTTGACATAATCTAATATATTATATTATTATAAAATGAATAATAAATAATAAATAATGAATAATAAATAATAAATAATAAATAATAAATAATTATTAAGAAAACAAAATTAGTTAAATTATAGTAATGAAATAAAGAATTAAAAAGTTTCTATATTATATACTTAGTATGGCTGGAGGGCTTTTAAATTTAGTAGCAATTGGTCAACAAAATATTATATTAAATGGTAATCCTCAAAAAACTTATTGGAAAACAACATACAAAAAATACACCAATTGGGGAAAACAAAATTTCCGTCTTGATTTTACGGGTACACCTACACTCAGTCTCACAACAGAATCTACTTTCACTTTTACAATAAAAAGATATGCTGATTTGCTTATGGACTGCTATATTTCCGTTCAATTACCAAACATTTGGAGTCCTATTATGCCTCCACAGGCTATAACAAACCCTGATGGTTCCATTACATATACCGACTGGGTACCTTATGAGTTTAAATGGATTGAGAATTTAGGTGCACAAATTATTAGCAGAGTATCTATTACATGTGGTAACCAATTATTACAGCAATATTCGGGTCAATACATTTTGGCATCTGTCTTGCGCGATTTTCCTGGTGCTAAAAGGGCATTGTTTAACAAAATGATCGGTAATGAACCTGAACTGAATGATCCTGCAAATTATGATGCAAATCGTGGGTCCTATCCAAGTGCGTTTTATACTAATAGTCCAGCTGGTGCACAGCCTTCTATCAATGGTCGCACATTGTATATCCCTCTAGGCGCGTGGTTTAACCTGGAGACAACTCAAGCCTTCCCTTTAGTAGCTCTGCAATACAATGAATTACAAATTAGTGTTTCATTTAGACCTATTAACGAATGGTTTACTATTAGAGATGTCACTGATTATGCTAACAATTATCCCGAGGTTGCACCGAATTTCAATCAATTATTTATGCAAATGTATCGTTTTTTGCAGACGCCTCCAAATGAAGAATTGGGGCCTACTTCTTATTCAGATACTAGAACCTTATGGAATGCTGATGTGAATTTGAATTGCACCTATTGTTTTCTCTCTAATGATGAGGCGGAGGTGTTTGCTAAAAATGAACAAAAATAT